ACGGCTCTCTCACCGTCTCCGCATCGCGTGACTGCGAACTTCACGGCGAGGACTCCGCGTCAGGTTCCGTCGCCTGCGAGGTCGTCGGCATGACGACCCCATACCCATACGTCCGCAGGCCGTCGCCGTATACCCGCTACGCCGGGCACTAACCACCGAAACCATGAAAGGCTACACGACAATCGCGAAAATCGAGGCATACCTCACGACCGAGATTGAGGCCGCGTTCCAGCCGAACGTCACGGCCTTCATCGAGGCGGTCGAGGACGAGATTGACCGCATCACGCACCGCAACTTCATCGCCGACGCGGTGGCGAGTGCGCGCACCTACGACGCCGACGGCGGCCGCGAGCTGTTCATCGACGAGGCGGTGGACGTGTCCGAGGTGAGCGTCGACGACGTGGTTCAGGCGGAGGGCGCCGACGAGGACTACGACCTCATGCCGGCGAACACGACCCCGAAGCGCGTGATCAGGTTCTTCGGCGGCCTGCCTAGGCTCTACGGCGGGGTCGAGGTGACGGCCAAGTGGGGCTTCTCGGTCGCCTGCCCCGCCGCAGTCTCCCACGCCGCGACCGTCCTCGTGGCCGACAAGATAAGCAAGGCGTTCCCGCTCGACATGCAGGACGAGAGCATCGGGCGGTATTCGGCCTCCTACAGGCTCCCAGAGGACGTGAAGCAGGCCCACGAGACCCTCAAGGCCTTCACCAAGCCGCTCCTATGAGGCGGCACTTCGACAGGGAGCTCATGCTTTACCGCAACACGTCCGGCTCCTTCGACCTCGTGGAGGCCTTCAAGTGCGAGCTCCAGCCCCTCGACGACGCCAACACGCAGGACGTGGAGGGCGCGATAGGGCGGGAGTGGCTCGCCTTCGCCGACTACGCCGACGTGCGCGAGAACGACCGCGCCGAGATTGACGGCGTGACCTACCGCGTCGTCGGGGTCGAGCGGCTGACGTGGCGCGGGACGGACAGGCACTGCGAAATCCGCTTGAGGCAGAACCTATGATGACAGTCACCGTCACCGGACTGGACGAGGCGGCGAGGAAGTTCGCCGCCGCGCCGGACAAGCTCGCGGAGGGCCTCGGCAGGGCCGTGCGTGAGTCCGTGCGCGACCTCCACCGCGAGGCCGTGCGCGAGGCGCCGGTCAACAGGCAGTCGGGCGGCGGCAACCTTCGGCAGATGATAGGCTCGCGCGCGTCGGGGCTGTCCGGCTCGGTCGAGTCCAAGGCGAAGTATTCGGCCTACGTCCACGAGGGAACGCGCCCGCACGTCATCGTCCCCCGCAACGCGAAGGTGCTGGCGAACAGGCGCACCGGCCAGTTCTTCGGGAGGAAGGTCAACCACCCGGGCACCAGGGCAAACCCCTTCCTGCTCCGCGCGCTAGGCAACGTGAAGGACAGGATAGCGGCGCACGTCGAGGCCGCCTTAAGCAAAATCCTCCTATGATGATAGAGTTGAAGCAGAGGGTGGTGTCCACCCTAGAGGCGATTGCCTCGGTCAAGGAAGTCGTCGACGCCCCGTCCACCGACTTCACCGCCTTCCCCGCCGCCACCGTCGCCATGCGCGGGGGCAGGACGGACAGGCTGGACACCCACCGGAACGACAAGGAGACGCGCTTCGAGGTCAAGCTGTGGACCGACCCGGCACAGGGGAGGCCCGCGAGCGAGGACGACCTCATCGCCATCATCGACGAGGTGACTGCCGCCTTCGAGAACGACCGTTGCTTCGGGGGGCTGGCCACGATGAGGACGGTCGAGTGGGAGAAGTCCACGCAGACCGGCACCGGCTCCTTCGACTTCGCGACGATCACGCTGACCATTAAATCCACGACGCTGATAACATGAACATGAGATACCGAAACGACACGGGGCGCACGCTCCGCCTCGCGGGGATAGGGACCATAGACCCCGGGCGGGAAATCACGTTCGAGAAGGCGATAGGCTCCCCGCTCCTGACGCGCCTCCCCGACGAGAAGAAGGGCGACAAGGACGAGAAGGGCGGGAAGCCGGAGGACGGCGTGAAACCCGAGAAAAAGAGGGAGACTAACGAGACAAAGTAACATATGCCTTACCTAGGAGAAACCGGCTACCTCGCCGTAAAGCCGCAGGCCTCTGCCACCGTCGCCGTCCTGCCGACCACCTTCATCCCGCTCGTTTCCGAGAGCGTCACCCTCGACCCCAACCTCACCGCCGACCGCCGCATGAAGGGCGTCGCGTGGGAGTCCGACGACCTCCTGCGCGGGGCCTACACCGTCGCCGGGGACATCGTCGCCCTCGCGGACGTGGAGGCGTTGGGCCATTTGCTCAACATGACCTACGCGAAGGGCGTGACCACGGGCGACGCCGTCGACGGCTACACCCACCCCTTCGCGCCCGGGGAGGCCGACTACTACACCCTCGAAATCGGGCTGGGCGGCTTCGCGCGGCGCATCTTCGGCGCGAAGGGCGCCAGCCTCGCCCTCTCGAACGACGACGGGCGGCTGTCCGCCACCGTCGGCATCGTCGCCATGGGCCAGTTCGTGAGCGGCGCGCTCAAGGACGCGCTCGCGGGGGCCGTCACCTCGCTCGAGCTCTCCGACTCGGAGGTTCGCGGCCCGGCCCTCGGCCTCGCCGTCGGCGACGTGCTGGTCATCGGCTCGACGGAGGTCACGATAACCAACATCACGGGCAACGTCATCAGCTTCGGCTCGACTTCCGTCACCGCCTCGGCGGGAGACCCCGTCTACCTCAAGGCGCAGGCCGTCGACCTCACCTCCTACGTCCCGCTCTCGATGTGCGGCACGCTGGTCGGCACGGGCGACGACGAGACCGCCGCCACGGCCGCCGCCGCGACCCGCGCGACCGCCACCCCGTGCTACGACCTCAACCTGACCCTCGACAACGGCAAGCTCTCGGCGCCGGCCTCCGGCTACTGCGGCCCCGCCGCGATACTCAACGGCACCCTCTCCGCGACGCTCGCGGTCAAGCGGCTGTTCGAGACGCCGGAGCAGGCCCACGACTTCCGGCACCGCGTCGCCAAGGCCTACACCGTCATCTCGACAGGGCAGGCCATCGGCTCCGGCGCGGAGAGCCTCACGGTGAAGCTCTACCGCACGAAGATGACCGAACTCACGGACGCGCTCACCCTCGGCGACTTCATCCACGACGAGCTCACCGCCCACGCCCTCTACGACAGCGTGACCGCGAAGACCGTCGAAATCACCCTCGTCAACCGCACGGCGGGGACGAGCTACTAAACCCCCACCCGCATGAGCAGGTTCGAGAACAAGGAGAGGACCCGGCGCATCGACCTCGGCGACGGGGACTGGGCGGAGATACCGGAGGTCATCAGCTTCGACACGGCGGCGAGGATGGGGGAGGCGTCAGGCGACGCCACCAAGGTCATCCTCTCGGTCGTGACCGGCTGGAACCTCACCGAGGACGGCAAGGCGGTGGAGCTCAACGAGGCCAACGTCCGCCGCCTCGACATCGCCACCGTCAACGCCGTCATCACGGCGGTCAGCGAGGCCGTCACCCTCCCAAAAGCGCAGAAGCCCGGATAAGGAAGGCGGTGCGCTCCGGCTCGTCATGCCCGGAGCTCACCGACTACCTCATGAGCGAGAAGTTCGGGCTTGGATGGAAGGAGGGCGAGGTCCGCAGGATGAGGGGCATGATCGCGATACTCTCGGAGATTAACGCGGGGGAGATAGCCGCCCGACGCAAGAACCACCATGGCTGACACCCAAGTGCGAGCAAACATCACCCTGACCGGGACTGACAAGGCGTCGGCCCCGCTTAAGGCCGCGCAGAAGGCGGTCGAGGCGGTTGAGGGGGCGGTCAAGGACGCCACCTTGTCGGTCAAGACCTTCTCCTCGAGGATGGAGGACCTGCGCCCCGCCTTCACGAAGATGAGGAACGTCGGCGCGCTCGCGTTCGCGGCGGTGGCCGGGGAGGTCACGCTCGCGGCAAAGGCCTTCGCCGAGTCGCAGAAGCAGCTCGCCCTCGTGGACGCCGTCATCGTCACCCTCTCCGAGGACACCCTCAAGGGCTTCGGGGGGTCGCTCGACGAGGCGAAGAGGAAGGCGCGCGAGTTCGGCGCGGAGATGCAGGCCAAGGGCGGCATCGGCGACGAGGACGCGGCCACCGGCCTCGTGAAGCTCACGCAGATAACCAAGGACTACGCGAAGGCCACGGAGGCGGCGCGCATCGCCGCCGACTTCGCCAAGTTCAGCCAGACCGACTACCTCTCCGCCGTGGACATCGTCGGCAAGGTCATCTCCGGCAACGTGGGGATACTCGGGCGATACGGCATCCAGCTGGAGAAGGGCGCCACCGCCGAGGAGGCCCTCGCGGAGATGGCCAAGCGTTCCGCCGGGCAGTATGAGGCCTACGGGAAGACGCTCGCCGGCCAGTCGGAGATTTTGAAGCAGACGATGGGCGACCTTCAGGAGGAAATCGGCGAGGCCCTCGTCCCCGCGCTCACGAAACTGCTCGAGAAGCTGACGCCCGTGATTTCAGCGGTCATCAAGTTCGCCGACGAGAACCCGAAGGCGCTCGCCTCGATAATCGCCGTGACCGGCGGCCTCGCGCTCATGCTTACCGCGCTGGGGACGGTCGGTCTGGCCCTGCCTTCCGTCATCGTCGGGGTGAAGTCCCTCGGGGTCGCGCTCGCGTTCGTCGCGGCCAACCCGATGGTCGTCCTTGCCGCCGCCATCGCCGCCCTCGGCTTCCTGCTCTACAAGGTGTTCGTCAAGGACTGGGCCAAGACGAAGGACTCGTTCCTCTACCTCTGGGACGGCCTCAAGACCGCCGTGGGGCAGGCCGTGGACTGGCTGACGGCGAAGATACAGCCCCTGTTCGACCTGTTCGGGAAGGTGAAGGGCGGCATCTCGTCCGCGACATCGTCGTGGAGGAACCTGCCCGCCAACCTCGGCATCCCCGGCTTCGCCGACGGCGGGACCGTCCCCGGGCCGTTGGGCCAGCCGCGCCTCGCCGTCGTCCACGGGGGCGAGGAGGTGATACCAGTCGGGGGAACCGGGCGCGGCTTCACCTTTAACTTCTACGGCGACGTGAACGACCGCGACGCCCTCAAGCGCGACATCATCGAAGCCCTCGACCGGAGGGCGACGCTGGCCGCAATCTAGCCATGGCCTCCTCCATCAAGTTTGACGGCACGGAGCTCGTCGGGGCGACCTACATCCCCGAATACGTCCGGCACGAGTCCATGCCCGGGCGCGAGATTGTGGCGCTTGACCGCATGGGCGACGGGGCATCTTTCGTCAGCTCCCGCTGGGCGCAGAAGCGCATTGCCATCAGGGGGACGCTCACGGGCGCGAGCGAGGCGGCCCTCGAGGCGTCCATCGACACGCTCAAGGAGCTTCTCGGACGCGAGCAGAAGACGCTGGCGATATCCTTCGCGTCGGGGACGCGCAACTACGTCGCCACCTGCGAGTCCTTCGAGGTCGCCCGCGAGTTCTATCAGGTCAACCACGTCCCGTATCTCGCGGTCTTCGCCGTCCTCACGGGCGAGGGCAGGGACACGTCAGCCACCCTCGCGCTCGACGAGCACGCCGTCACCGTGACGACGCCGGGCACGGACACCTTCACCCTCGCCGGGTCGAAGCCGCCGGAGCCGGTGATCACGCTCGAAGGCTCGTACTTCAACCCCTCGCACAAGGGCATCGAATACAGGAACACGGACACGGGCGAGCGGCTCATCTTCACAAAGAAGGCGTCGTGGCAGACCAACGCCTCGGTCGTCATCGACTGCGAGAACAGGAAAGTGACGAGCGACGTGGCCCGGTCCACCCAGGTCGAGGGCGACTTCTACGGCGTCTTCCCCAAGTTCAAGATAGGGGCGAACGGAGTCCGCATAACGGTCGGGGACATAGTGAACCAGACCTCGCCGGACGCGGTGGCGGGGGACACCGGCAATTCCCTGAACCTCAACGCCACGACGAAATACAAGGCGCAGTCCTTTCGCGTGCCCTACCGCGACGAGACCTTCCAGGGGCTCACGCTCCTCATCGCCAAGGTCGGGACGCCCGGCGACCTCACGATACGCGTCGAGACCGACGCCGACGGCGAGCCGTCAGGCAACTACGCCGACGCCGTGAACACCTCCGAGGCCGTGATAGCCGCCGCCTCCGTGGGGGCTTCCGCCGCCTACGTCACGGGCTACGCCGCCGCCCCCTACATCCTGTCGGCCAACACCCCCTACTGGCTCGTCATCTCGGCGGCCGGGGTGGACGCGGGGAACTACTACGAGATCAGCTACCTCGACGCGAACGCCCTCGTCGGCTCCTACCTGCGCGGCAAGGCGGCGTATTCCGACGACTCCGGCTCCACTTGGGCCGACGACGCGAACGCCCTCACCATCTGCTTCCGCGTCCTGTTCGGGGGCAAGGCGGCGGCAGGGGCGGTTAAGCACAGCGTCAGCTACAGGAAGACCTACCTATGAGCAAGACCGTCACCGTCAAGACGTATTCCCCGGCTGGCGTCTTCCTCGGCGTCCTTCTCGGGGCGCAGGTCGGCGACGTGTCGATGTCGCTTGACGGCGGCGTCGGCGAGTGCGTCATCGGCGTCCCCGCCCCTTTCGGCGCGGACGGGCAGGCGTGGGCCGAGGGCAACAGGGTCGAGTTGTCTGTCGGCGACGCGGACACGGCCTCGGACGCCTCCCCGGAGCCGGGCGCGGCGGTCGTCGTCTTCTCCGGCACCATAACCCGCGTCCTGCGCGAGACTGGCTCCTCCGGTAGCCGCGTCACCGTCGGCGCCCTTGGTGACCAGCACCTTCTCGGGTGCGACATCCTGCGCGTCGGGGCGCAGACCACCCTCTACAGCAAGGCCACGGACGGCCTCACCGTCACGTCCGGCGACCAGTCGGCGGCGGACATCGGGGAAATGGCCCGCGCCGTCCTCGACGCCTACCTCGTCGCCAACCCGACGAGCAGGCTTCACTACCTCCCCGGCGACGTGCCGGACGTGGGGGTGTCTGCGGCCTACACCTTCGAGGCGATGAGCGTCCGCGACGCCCTCGACGCCCTCAAGGGCATGGCGGCGGGCGTCCATTGGTTCGTTGACGCGTCCGGGCGCGTCACCTTCGGCCCGACGGGGGGCGGCACCGCCCATGCCCTGACCTTCGGGAGGGAGTTGACCTACGCGAGGATTGAGCGCTCGCTGGAGCGCACGAGGAACAGCTGGCTGGTGTGGGACGGCAAGGCGGCCGGGACTTACGTCCGGTTCGAGGACGCCGCCTCGGTCGCGGCGGTCGGGCGGCGCATGGAGGTCCGCTCGGACTACGGCCTCGCCGACGCCGACGCCGTGGCCGCGCTCGGCGCGAGGCTCCTGTCCGAGCGCAAGGACGTGGACGTGCGCCTGACTCTGGAGGTGGCGGACTCGTCCGCCGCGAACGGCTACGACATCGAGACCCTGCGCCCGGGCGACACCGTGCGGCTGATGGGCTTCGACGCCGACGTGGCCGACTGGACGTTCCGCGACGCGATGCTCGTCACCTCGGTGACATGGAGGAGGGGAAGTGCTACGGTTACCGTTGACGTCTCCCCCTTCGGCCTCGTGAGCGCGGCTTCCGGCCTGTCGAAGGACGTGGCCGGCCTAGAGACCAGGGGGATACCGGAAAGCTACACCTAACCCAAAAAGCCATGCCTCTCGACACATCGACAATCCAGACTTTCCTCGCCTCGGGCCTCGGCGTCTACCTGCTGACCCTCGGCGCGAAACACCTGTCCGGCGCGGCCAAGTGGAAGGACGACGACGCCCGAAGGCTCGCCGTCCGCACCCTCGCGTCGTTCCTCGCCGTCCTCGCGACCGTCCTCACGGGGGTGGCCGACGGCAAGGTGGAGCCTACCGTCCTCGGCGAGTTCATCGTGCTCCTAGTCACCTTCGTCGGCACTTGGGCCACCTCCGAGGCCGTCCACCGCGCGATCAACGGCGTGAGGGCGCTGTGGGGCAGGCTGACCGGCAGGCAGTAGCAGTATGACCCCAGAAGCCCAGAACGATCTCCTCGTGAGGCTCGACGAGCGCACGGAACGCATGGAGTCCAAGCTGGACGCCCATGTCACCGACTGCGCGTCCCGCTACGCCACCAAGGCCGAGGTGCGCCCTCTCCTGCTCGGCTTCGGGACCGTCCTCACCGGAACCCTCGGCGCGGCCGGGGTGTGGGTGTGGAAGCTCATAAGCGGAAACCAGTAGCCCTATGCGCCGCCGCTCCCGCCGCAAGCTAATCCTCGCCGCAATAATCGCGGCCGTAACCATCGCCCTGCTCTCCCTCGACGTGCGGGGGGCGTGGGCGTAGACGTATGCCAGTCAATGTTCCAAAGTTCCTGACGCACAGGCCGCTTGAGCGCTGCCGCGTCACCCAGCCGTACGGGGTGGACTGGACGAACGGCCAGCTTCCCCTGCCGGGAGGAGGACAGGGCGGCTACTCATCCCTCGGCCTCAAGGCCCACAACGGCGTTGACTTTTCGCTTTATCCCCACGGGAGCGGAACGCCAGTCTTCGCCCCGTGCGACGGGAGGGTCGAGGTTGACCCCGTGGCGGCCTCGTCAGGCTACGGCCTCAACGTGCGCCTGTTCCGCAAGCTTGGGCCACAGCCAGACGGCTCGGGGCTGGAGGCGGAGCTGGTGTTCGGCCACCTTCAGGAGGTCCGCAAGACAGGCGAGGTCAAGGCTGGCGACCTCATCGCCCTTGGGGACTCCACGGGCATCTCCACCGGCCCGCACCTCCACTTCGGCCTGCGCTTCCGCAGGTGGACCGCAGGCGGCTCCGGCCCTTATTTCCTCGATTACGACAACGGCTTCTTCGGATACGTTGACCCGATGCCGTTCTTCTCGGCTGACCCGACCCTTCTCCCCGTAGACTGCCGCTATGGCCTCCCGGAGGGCGCGAGGGGCTACTCCGACGTCGAATGGTACAAGGTCGCGGCGTGGCTTTGGTTCACCATGAAGAGGTTGCCGACGACCCGCGAGAAGAACGCCCTCGTGTGGGGCAGGTGGGACTGGAGGTCGCTCAACGACCCGTCGATGTTCGCGACGTGGACGGAGATGACCAAGATGGAATGGATGAAGAGGACGAAGAAATAACCAGAACCGCAAGATTGAAGAAACAGGGCCGTGATGGCCCTGTTTCGTTTTCCGCGTAAATCGCCCTCCTGACGCCCTCACGGGGCCCGAAGGCCCCGATACCCCTCTTTGCCGTCTGCGCCCCGTCATTGAGTTTTGCCCAGCCTTCCCGTGGACGCTGGGGGCAGGGTCGAGGCCACCCTTGCGGCGGTGCGGCGGGATACCGGCCTCCCGAGGGTGAAAGAGAGGTATAGCGCCTCCTCGACGGCGGTCGCCTTCCGCCCAAGGAAGGCGCATACCGAGGCGTAGGCGGCGAGGCTCGCGGAGAGGTCGGAAGGGTCGAGGCGGCGCGGCCTCCCGCCCCTGTTTCCTGCGGCGTTGCGGTTTCCCTTGGGTGCGGGCATATCATGGCTTGTTGTGGCGGTTAAACGACTGGAGGCACCTGCGCTCGGCTTCCTTCATGCGGGACACCTTCGAGGCCGGGGGGTGGACGGTGACGAGTATCGCCTTCCATGGACGCCTCACGTCGAACACCCACACCTGACCCATGAGGAAGCGGTAGGCGATGCCGGGCTTTCCTGCCTCGTTGCCGCAGGTGTAGGAGAGCGGGACCTTCTCCCGAGACAGCCACGCCTTCGCGACGAGGCGCGCGAGCTTGCCCTTGGTGACGTTGCCGACGCGCTTTGGCAACGACTCCTCCCGTGCGTGCCGCGAGACCTCGATGGTCATACGGCCGGTATCCTGGACTTCCGCAGGAACTCCCGCCGTTCCAGCGTGGAGAACATGGCCTGCGCGACCTCGTCCGGCTCGGCCGGCCGGAGGGGGAGGCCGCAGTCATGGTGGATGTATCCGGGCTGTCCGGGACAGCGGGTCGGCGTCGTGTCGGCGCGGTAAAGCTGGACGTGCCTGCCGCAGGTCAGCCACGTCGAGCGTCCCATCAGGGCGGAGGGGTGCTTGACGGTCACGAGGCGGTATACCTCCACGTCCGCCACCAACCAGCCTCCCTTACCGCGCCGCGCCCCTATCAGGCCGGCCTCGGCGAGACGGGAGAAGCGCGACCGGGGCATCCCGAACACCTCTGGGATGTCAACGTCGGCGAACAGGTGCTCGCTCGTATCCGGCTTGGTATCTGTTTTTGTTTCCATGTTTTTTGTCGTTAGCCTCACGCCCAGCGATCACACCCCCCTCAACCCCTCCACCGCCTCCCGAAGCCTCTTGGCCCTCGCCGCGCCCTTCTCCAGCCTCTCAGCCTCGCGCTCCATGTATTCGATTTCCTGCTCCAGGACCTTGCGGACTGCCGGGCGCAACAGGCTCTTGGACTTCACGGGCTTGGCCTCTGGCTTGCCTTCCTCGGGGAGGTAGGCGAGACTGGACCAATTTATCGCTTCCTTCTCTTTGGACACGTCTTTATCGCCACGTTGAAACCAAGGACAGTCCGAGTTGTCGTCCATGTAGCAAGACAAGATTTCCCCATTTGTCACCACCACAAACTTCCGTCTCGTGTCAATCCCCAACTCCTTGGTGGTCTTGTTGGGGGCGAAGGGGACGAGCTTTGAGATATCGCCTTTGTAGATGTCTGTCATAGGGGTCACTCGCTCTTAGCGTTTAGGTCCACCCCGTCTGCGAGGGCGGCTTGGGTTATCTCAAGTCTTTTCGAGTTGTATCCCCTGACGAATTGGCAGTCTTCGCAACCTACTTTGTACATCGGCATTTCCTTGGAAGGCCAATCCTTGTGCTTAGAGCAGACGATTTCCTCGTCTTCCGCCTTCCTCCACACCCTCTCCCTCTCGTCGGTGAGGAGTTGGGCGATACCCATTATCAAGCCATCCGTGATGTCTACGCCGTCTGGCCCACAACTAATTTCTTCTCCCGATGTCTGGTTGTCGAT